TACTGCATGGAACGCATTCCGCACTTTCTTACTCAAGGACAGCGGCGACACTACCTTGGAAGAGTATCACTTCCTGTATTGCTATGACTATGGGTGGGATATCGACTTGGGCAACCCTTACCTCAGCAATCCAATCACCGATGCGACGGCGGTGAACTTCATTCCCGTTATGACTTACTTCGACGGAACGAGCGTTTCCAATCTTGGAACGAGTTCACACTATACACGCGATGTCTGCGGTGCCGAGTATGCTCTTTATTATCTCAACGCCCGAGGAGGTTGGGATGGATTTGTGATAGAGGGAACGAGCCAAAGGACGGACAGAGTGGACAGGCATAGCTACAACAAGACTTACAACAACCAAACTATTGAGTATGAGAGAAATACCTATATCAGCGAAATCTCGACGAGTTGGAAGCTGAATACAGGTATCCTCGACGACGAACAGGCGCATAATCTGTGTTGGAACCTCCTTGCATCGAACAGGGTTTATCTTCACGACTTGGTGGCGGACAAAATTTATCCTGTGGTAATTACCAATACACAGAATATTTACAACACTTACCGCAACAACGACCATCAGCCTATTCAGTATGAAATAAATTTGGTTGAGAGCCAAACAAAATTAAGGCAATAATGAAATATCCCGTTAGACTTTTTCTTGGAAATGATGAGGTGGAGTTTTCAACCCCGCCCGAGATTTTATTCAACTATTCCGTCACGGAGCTTACCAACCCGACGATTGTGAAGAACAGTTATTCGAAGACGATTACCATCGAAGGAACGCCACAGAATAACCGAATTTTCGGGCATATATACAACATGGAACGCCTGCAGAATTACAACGGCACCACTACGGGTTCTGATTTCAATCCGCTCATCAAGACTGACTTCACGCTGTACTATAACGGCAGTATTTATGAGAGCGGCTACTTCAAGTTGGATGAGGTTCGCAGGAACGACAACAATATCGAGTATGATATCACTCTCTATGGAGGGCTCGGGAACTTTTTCTACAACTTAAGTTTCCGCGAGGACGGCAATCCTATGGAACTTTCCGACTTGACTTATTGGTATGAGAAGTGGAGCGGAAAGAATTTAGGTTTCAACATTACCAAGGAGACGATTAGGGACGCTTGGAGTGCGGCGACGCATTACACTCCCGCGACGATGTACAACACCATCAACTTCGCTCCCTGCTATAACGGTATTCCCGAAAATTTGTCTGCCGACAAGGTTCTTATCAACAACAGCGGCACGACTGATTTCCGAAGCAGTTCAACTTCCTTCCCTTCCTATCAGAGATATTCTATGGGTACAACTAATGAGGAACTCACGGAATGGGAAGCTTTTGACTTAAGAAGTTATTTGCAGCGTCCTGTTATCAAAGTGGCGGAAATAATTGATGCCTGCTGCGATCCGACAAACAACGGCGGCTATACTGTATATTTGGATCAGAGTTTCTTCAATATTGAGAATCCATATTATTATAACGCTTGGATGACGCTTCCGCTTCTAACCGAACTTGACGTTCCTGAGACGGTTTCAACTCCGCTGACAATATCGGCAATCACCAAACAAGAAGATTTCCTTTACAATCTAAACAGCGGGGCTATGGGAAACACCACCAACGTCTCTTTCGATATGGGGCTTAAATTTACCCCTTCCGACGGATATTCGGGCGATTCTGTTTATCTCCTCAGGGATTACACCGCTAACGGCGGAACGACGCTGCAGAGCAGGTTTGTAAAGTCCTTCCAATTTGAGAGTTTCTACATGATTCAGATGCTTGGATACAACGCCACGGGGCAGATTGCAGCTGTATCCGAAATGTACCGAATCATCACTCCTCCTGACGGGGACTATGTAGTGAAAGAAGCCACTTGGCAGAAGGATGAATTTGAAGAATACTCCCCCGAGACAACGGTGAATGATGTTAAGACTATAGCGGGAAAATTTACAAAGGTAAACGGAGAGTATATCTTCACCGATATGGATGGAAATGAGCAAATTTTACATTTCTCCTTCCCTTCCGACGCACAATTTTCTTCGCTTAAACTTAAAATTGTCCCTTATTATACCGAAAGTATGAGACGCACTTGGCAGGGAGGCAGTTCTTCCCTTAAAGGTGCCACTTATGTAAAATTTTGGGATACTATCCACACTCATTCAAATACTTGGCAGGATGAACATTATGTGCCCAATCTCAATAAGGTTCTCGGCACCGTTTCCTACATTCCAAAGGGAGCGACGGGTACAACCGAAACTTTCGACGGCTTCTACACGGGAAGATACTATTCGAAGAAGGATTTGCTCACTCTCGGTGTAACTCCCGCTCAGTTCCTCCTTTCCTATGCGAAAATTTTCGGGCTTTATTTTGTCAAGGACGTTGAAAGCAATACCATCAATATCCTTACACGCCACGATTTCTATCAGAGGGACGTTAAAGTCAATATCAACGACTTGGTGGATAAGGGCAGCGATATCAAGATAACGCCCGCATCACCGAAATACCAATATTATGACTTTTCCTTGGACCAGGTGGAATCCGAGGCGGGAAAGCAATATAGGGACACCTATGGCAACGACTATGGTGCGGCGATTGTCAACACTAATTACCAATATGAGAAAGAGCATAAGAAAGTGCTCGACGGAAATATCTTCAAGAGTGCGGTAAACGTTCTTGAAAAGGATAAGTATTACCTTAAGCCTTATTTCTATACTTCAGGAATAAATGTATGGCACGGCGGCCCTACTTACATCAACAACGTTTTCAGCTATTGGTATTATAACTCAGCAAGTATCGATTCAAGTCAGGAGCATACAAGGGACTCAAATGTTATGACGGGACAGACGCTTAACCCTGACGGATTGCGATATTATGACTTATTCCCGAAGCCGCAGTTCCATGATGTACAAAATAAGGCTACTGACGGAAGTATGGTGCTTCTTTTCCAAACTGACAAAATAGATATGGCGGGTATCGGCTACCACCTTACCGACGATACAGAAAGAATGTACACGTTGAACGGCGGAAAGCCCTGTTGGATTTTGACTAACGGAACAACTGACGGTGACGGCAACGTTATTGCCCTCGATGTCGAGTTGGTTCCTGTTTTCAGTAGGGATATTTACAGGGGAAACTATATCACCGCATCTTGGGATATGGGAAGCCCCCTCGCTACCTATGTACCGAATAAATTTGTCAGCAGTTGGCAGAGTATATTCAGCAAGGGGTGGAAATCATATATTACCGACTTATACAACGTCAACACAAGGATACTCAAGTGCCGTTGCCTGCTCCGCGAACGTCCTAATCCAGAGTGGTTGAGACGTTTCTATTGGTTTGACAATAGTTATTGGAGATTGAATGAGATAAAGGATTGGAATATAAGCAGTTTCGACACGACTGAAATGGAATTTATCAAGGTTCAGGACATTTCCGACTATGATAATGTGCCATTTACAAACAGAGCTGTTATTGAATGGAACCTCGATACCTATTCAATAGGGCAAAATGGTGGAACGATTACAGGACATATCCTTGTTTCCGACGGCTCTTACATCTACACCGACGACGAATATTACCCTATTTCGGTACAATACTCGGGCGGATCCACAGGAACTCTTGGAGAATATAGCGATTATATAGATCCGACTGCCGCTCAGGGGGTAACGAAAGTCCCTGTAACGCTCACTATCCCTGCTAATACTTCAGAAGAATCGAGAACGATTACTTTCAGGGTTGTGGAAGGTGCTATGCCTGACGAAAAGGTTTATCCTGTGACAATTACACAGGCGGGTGCGGAGATTGAGAGAAAAAATTATCTCGCTATGGATATTGTGAGCGGAGGTACTATTGCTTGGAAAAAAGTAGGAACCGAAGCCTCCAAAGTTATTGAATATTCAAAGGATGAGGGCGAAAATTGGAGTTCGATAACTTCAAACTCAGGTTCTGTAATAAATGTTTCTGCAGGTGATAGAGTTGTATTTAGGGGGAATAATGTTAGATATGGTTCTCCCACAAATAATGGCACTACCTTTAGCGGTGGCACGGCATACTTTAACCTTAGTGGAAATATAATGTCGCTTATTTATGGAGATGATTTTGAAGGGCAAACTACTTTAGTCTCAGCAAATACTTTCCAATTTTTATTTAAGAATACAAACGTGATTTCCGCGTCAGGATTAACACTCCCTGCGACAACACTTGCAGAGGACTGTTATCGAAGTTTGTTTTTGAATTGTACAAGTCTTGTGGATTTTCCGAATCTTCCTGCAACAACCTTAACTCCATACTGCTATCATAGTATGTTCTATGGTTGCACATCACTTACAAGTGCTCCTATTCTTCACTCCACCTCTCTTGCAAGGAATTGTTACTGTGCTATGTTCCAAGACTGCACATCACTTACCACGGCACCTGCACTTCCTGCCACAACCCTTGCACAATATTGCTATAGTGAAATGTTCCAAGGATGCACATCACTTATTACAGCCCCTGTATTATCAGCAGCAACGTTAGTGGAAAGATGCTATCAAATTATGTTTAGCGGCTGTTCTTCTCTTAATTATGTCAGATGTCTTGCTACTGATATATCTGCAAATAATTGCACAACTAATTGGTTATCAGGAGTTGCTGCAACAGGTACTTTTGTTAAAGCAAATGAAACCACTTGGAATAGGGGTACAAACGGTATTCCAACAGGCTGGACTGTAGTTGACAGCGGTGACACTCCTATCTTCAACTGCTATCTTGATTTCTCCTACGGCGATGTAACAGCTCCACAGACGGCAACTTGGGACGAATATGATATTTATTACAATACAACAGGTGGAAATCCTATTGAAGACGGAAGTCTGATGATGTCGATTTCCTGCGGAACAATTCTCTATCAGGGCAATACTTGGAATCCTACCAGCTCGAGCTATTACAGCGTTTCCTCACCGTTCGGCGACACAGGCTCAGTCAGTCAAATCGAAGTGCCACAGTCGCTTGCAGGACAGACGATTTACCTCAAGGTTGAATTCGGCTCAGCAGAGGCTGGACAGGCAATTTATTCCTCAGTCGTTATGGTTCAGATACCTTCGAGCGGCGGAACTGTTAACGTCACGATACCTCAATTTTAATAATAATATTAAAAGAGAAACTTACAACTTAAATGGCATCATATGAAGAAGTAATAAATGGCAATATCAATTCCTTGAAGGAATTAAAGGATTTAGTCAAGTCTTTCAAGGATGAACTTGCAACTGCAAAAGAAGGCTCTCAAGAGTGGAAAAACGCTGTTGAGGGGCTTTCCGTTGCTCAGGAACGCCTTGACAAGATAAACAAGGCGGCGAAGGGTACTCTTGAAGGATATAACAACTCTGCAAAGGATAGCATCAACACGCTGAAGGCAAGAATCAAGGAACTCAACACCGAGCGAAACGCTATGGATATGAATTCCCAAGAGTATGCCGACGCTACTGCACAATTGAAGGAGTTGAATACCCGTCTCCGTGAGGCGGGCACGTCTGCAGGTGATATGCACGCCAACGTCGGTAACTATGCCGAATCCCTTGCTGCAGGTTTCAGCGGTGTTAAGGATGCTGTTGCAGGTGCTGCTTCACAGATGACTACCGCAATCGGCGGATTGGGGCAATCTATGGGTGCACTTTCCCCTACCCTCGGAACGCTTACCACAGGATTTCAGGGGCTTTCCGCAGCAACTGGTGCCGTGGGTTTAGCTCTTGCCGCTATCGCAGCAGTTCTTGCCGCTTTCAAGGAAGGTATTCAGTCTTCGGAAACAAATACGAATAAATTCAGGGAGGCTCTTGCTCCCCTGCAGGCGATACTTGTTCTTATACAAAGGGCTATTCAGGAAGTAACGGGTAAGGTTCTCGATTGGATGATTGCCCTGAGGCAGAATGAGACGGTAATGAACATCATCAAGACTGTTATGCAGGTTCTTTTGACCATGTTCATCCAAACGAAGAAGCATATCCAAGACGTTATTGGTGTCTTCACCAAGTGGGGCAACGCAGTAAAGACTGTAGCGGACAAATTAAAGAACGTCTTTCAGCCTGTTGTTGAAACAATTACCAAAGTTACTAACACGGTCAGGGAAAAATTACAGCCCGTTATTGCATGGATACAGGAGAAATGGAATTGGCTTGCCAAGACTGATGTTGGAAAATTGCTTGGAATCCGTGCAATTGAAGATGTTGAAAGCGATTGGGAAAAAGCAGGAAATGCTGTAGAGGAATTTGGAGACAAGGTAAAGGAAGTTGAAGATGAAATTAAGGATATTAACAACGACGACATAGCACTTCAACAGAGGAAAAGAAGCCTGATGATTGCCAACGCCAAGTTGGAAGGTGATTTGGCACAGAAGGAGTTGGAGATAGCCGAGGAACAGAATAAGGAAAACAAGGATTATGACAGGATCCTTGGGCTTATAAATGAGAAGACGGAGATTCAGACGAACCTCGCTAAGAACAATCTTGCTCTCAAGCAGGCGGAGCTTGCAATAATCCAACGTCGCAACGCCCTTTCGGACAGCAACACCAAAGATATTGATGCCGAGAATCAGGCTTTGGCGGAAGTTGTCAGGGCACAGAATGCAGTTACTGCTGCAGAAGCTGCGGGGGAACGTGAAAAGAAGAAAATCGTCTCGGCAAAGACTTCACAGAAGCAAAAAGAGGCACTTGACGGTTTAACAGCCGCTCTTAAAGACCTTGAGACACAATACACCAATACTCTTAACGCTATCAGCAAGCCGATTGCCCCCGAAGGTGCTGAAATCGACAAAGATTCGATAAATGCATACCACGATGCAGTTTTAGCCACTTATCAGGCGGAATATGACGCTTATATGACTATGACAGACGGCAAAATCGCCCGTTTGGAGGAGTTTGTGGCGAAACAGAAGGCTGCGGGACAGGATACTGTCGCTCAGGAGGCTGAAATTGCCAAAATTAGGGCAGAACAGGGCAAGGCATACAAGAAACTCATAGAATCGCAGAATGCCGACGATAAAAACCGTGCAAAGGCGTTGAAAGCGAACTATAATGCTCAATTATCGGCATATTCGGGACTTTTGGACTCTATGAGCGGGTTATTTGAAGAAAATACCATCGCTTATAAGGCAACAGCCACGGCAAAGGCAATAATTGACACATATCAGGCTGCAAATGCTGTGATGGCAGAGCAACAGGGCGGACTTTTGACGAGAAGCATCGCTATGGCAGCAACCATCACCGCAGGACTTGCCAACGTCTTGGCGATTTGGAAGACTAATGTCAAGAATCCGAGCGTTTCAACGAGCACGCAGGATACAGCAAGGAGTGTTCCAAGGGCTGATACAACTCCTTACACCTACTCACAGACTGTTCAAACTGTGGCTGCAGAGGAAACTATCAATCAAAGCACGGAGCCCGTTCAGGTTTATGTGCTTGAAAGCGATATCACTTCCGCACAGAACAAGGCGAAGGTGCGTGTTGCAGAGAGTTCTTGGTAGGCGTTTATCAAAGATAAAAAATATTAAAAACAAAAATATTAGTTATGGCTACTTATAAGGGACTTCCTTTATTCGATATGGATTTAGTTGACGGAATCTGCGGGGTGGATATCATTTCACTTGTGGATTTCCCTGCCGTTGAACGCAATTTTATAAAATTTGCCAAGGAGGTTGAGGTTAAATTTAATGTCAACGACGAAAAGCATATAGTTACCGGGCCCGCACTCATTCCCGGGAAGAAAATTTACCGCAGGGATGAAAGCGGATATGAGTATTATGTGCAATTTTCAAAGGATGCAATCAAGCGAATTGCAGAAAAATTCTTCGAGGATCACAACACCACTAATGTAAATCTTCAACATGAACTCGATGTTAAAGGATGCGTTTATTTCGAAAGTTATTTCCTTGACAAAGAACGCGGAATATTACCCGCAGAATTTGCGGATTTACCTGACGGGACGTGGATTGTGAGTTGCAAGATAAATAATGAAGGTGTTTGGGAGCTTGTGAAGAACGGAACCTTGCAGGGATTCTCAATTGAAGGCAATCTTAACGTCCTTGAGCCCCAAGAGCCGACGCTTGACACCATCGACGATTTGCTTTCATATCTAAAAGGCACGATTTCAAAAAATAACATATAAAAAGCAAAATAAATTAAACTATGAAATTAACTTCGAAACTTAAAATTGCCTTGAAGTCTCTTCTTTCCGTTTCTCTTGCGGAGGTTGTGACAGATAAGGCTACGCTTGTTTACGATGGTGAACTTGCCGAAGGAATTGAGGTTTTTGTTAAGGATGAGGAAGCCGAGGACGGTGTAAAGCCCGCTGAGGATGGCACTTACGAAACCGAAACACAAATTATCGAGGTGGCTGAGGGAAAAATCACCAAGATTACCGAAAAAGAGAAAGAAAATGAAACTCCTGCGGAAGACGTTACTGAACTTTCAGCAAAAAGGGAACAGTTCAACAAGGTGAAAGCCGCTTTCTCCGAGACTTACAGCGAAAAGATTCGCAAAATTGCCGAGGCAGTCGCAGGCGAAGGTTATGACGCTTATGTGATTGACGCTGCTGACGATTTCGCTATCGTTGAAGTATGGAACGAGGATAGCGCAACATGGACAGATTTCCGCTTTGACGTTTCTTGGGACGAAGACGGCAACGCTGTTATCAGCAACGGTATTGAGGTTGAGCCTAAGTATGTCACCAAGGAAGAAGACGAAATCATCGATGAAGTCCGCGAGGGCAACATCGAACTCGCAGAGGAAACCCCCGTGCCCGCCGACGAACCTGAAGGCAACAGCGGAGGCACCACTTCCGTTGAAGACAGACTCGATAATGTTGAAAACCTTATCAACGAGGTGAGAAACGCCCTCGAGCAGATACTTAACGGTATCGCAGGACTTGACGGCCGCGTCGAGGCTTTGGAAGAAAAGGTAAATAAATTGGACGAAACCCCTGCTGATGAACCTGCTGATGATAATTCCGCAGAGGAAAGCGAACCCGTGTCCAAGGCATACTATCTCCGCAAACAAAAATAATTAAGAATAAAACAGAATAAAAAAATGGCTTGTTTAGGTACACTTAAAGGCATAAATTCTTCTTGCGAAGGCAATATCGGTGGTATTCAGAAGCTCTATATCGCTGACTTCGACGAAATCAACGTTACTCCTGACTACACAGGTGGAACTATTTCTGCTATCACAGGAAATACTACTGCCGCTACTTTCTACACCTACGTTTTGGAAAACGAGGTTGGCTCCGCTACTTCTACTCTTACCAAGGGCTCAGGTGGCGTTCACTACTACACTCACGAAATCAACGTTCAGTTCTCAAAGATGAACAAGGATAAGTCTCTTGAACTTCAGGCAATTTCCAAGGGACAGGTTGCTGCTGTAACTCTCGACAATAACGGTAAGTATTGGTACTATGGTGCTGATAGATATCTTTCCGGTGAAGATACCGTTGCTCAGTCAGGACAGGGCTTCGATGACCTTAATGGATACACCTCTGTTCTTCGCGGACGTTCGGGCTATATGCCTCTTGCTCTCGAAGGCGACGCTCTTGCTGCTTTCAAGGCTATGATAACTGATGCTCCTGTTGAAGCAGGTGAGTAAAAACCCAAAAAAATAAAAAATAATATAAAAAGAAAAATAAGATAAAATTATGGCAACTACATTAAATGTTTCCGGTCTTACCGATTATGTAAACGTTCACAAAGATGAACTTTTCGTTAAGGCTACCGTTGGTGCTCGTTCTCTTGACCTTGTCGAGATTATGGGTAACGTTAAGTATAAAGATGCCCTTCAGTATCTTGACAGCGAGGTTGTTCTTGCTGATGGTTCTGTCTGCGGTTTTAATCCTGCAGGTTCCGATGTGTTCACCGAAAGATACATCGAGACTAAGGCTGTGAAGGTTGAGAAGAGTTGGTGTGCAAAGACATTCGAGAAGAAGGCTGCTAATTACCAACTTTCTTGGGAAGCTGGTCGTGAGACCCTTCCTTTCGAGCAGAAGATTGCCGAATCAAATATGAACGCTATCCAGGATGCTGTTGAACATCTTGTATGGCGTGGTGATGCCACTATCGGTATCGATGGTTGGATCGCTCAGGCTTCTGCTGAGACTCTTGTAACCGACGTTACTTTCGCAAGTGGTTCTACCACTATTGCAAAGATTGACGCTATGGTTGCTGCAATCCCTGCAAAGGCTCTTGCAAAGGGTGTGAACATCTTCATGTCCTACACCGACTTCCGCAACTATGTTGCAGAGCAGAACTCAAGTTGCTGCGCTAACCGTCCTATACTCGACGCTGCTGCTGAGAGCATTAAGTATGTTGGTGACAGCCGCATTTCTCTTGTTCCTGTTGCTGGACTTGAACTTGCTTCTTCTGCTGAGACTGCCGTTATGGTGGCTGCTACTGAAGACGCTCTTGTTTATGGTACCGACATCGAAGGTTCTGAGAATGTGTATCGCCTTTGGTTCGACGAAAAGGACGAGGCTTTCAACTTCCGCGTTCTCTTCCGTGCAGGTACTGCTATCAAGCATCCCGAAGAAGTTGTTCTTGGTGTGCAGGCATAAGACACTACTTGTGGACAAAATTAAAGGGCTATCCAATTCGGACAGCCCTTTTCTTGTTGTTATTTTTTACTGACACAGAATATTAAATAGAAAATTTACAATTATGACAAAGAAGATCCAAGGTGAAGAAATATTCCAAACCATAAACGGGAATTTCTCCGTTTCGCCCTCAAACGAGGGTTATACTGCCGCATATAGCACGGATGGAAGTGCTTTCACCGAGTGGGATGAGAGCACGCCCGCAAATGAGGTACTGATTGTCACAGGAATACCGCTAATTCCTATATTTTGGAAATTAGTGGGTAATAATTCGGAGGTAACGGTTCAATTATAATGATAATCGACTTTACAAACAGAATAACCGAGGCAAAGGTACAGCAGATGATAAATGACGCTATGGATTTCACCACGGGCGTTATAAATTTGTCTAATGCCACGGCGGAACAGGTAAAAACTGCGTTCACGGATCCGGACAGGTGGCTTTGCACTATTACTTATAGCGGTGCTACCTATATGGAACAATATAGAATACCGAATAGCGGTGGGACAACAGTAGGTATTTATTTCTATGTTCCCGGCGCTTCTGCTGATACCACTCAAAGACAGATAAATGACGGCGTTTATTTTGTTTCCGTCGATACTACTACAGGTGCCGTTTCGGACAGACTGTTAAGTATTGCATGGGCTCCCAATATTATCTATGAATTAGATAAGATGAATGCCGAACAGCTTAAATTTTTGAATAAAAGGATAAATAACAATTCAACTCGGGCAACAGGCAAAAATAGGTTTAGTGCGGTGTGGACTCACAACGGAAAGACTTATGTTTATTCCGCAGGAATTCTAAATGCGGTTGGCTTGGGGAATGTTATCGCAGGTACCGCCATAATACAAGAAAACGGGGCTTTTGCAGTTTACTATGATATGGTTTCAATAGACACCCAAGGTACCCTTATACATAATGAATTTTCCTCCAATATAGTGCTTACCTATATTCAATAAATATTAAAAGGATAAACCTGATAAAGCTATGATAATTTTTGATAGAAATACAAAGGAACTCGACATTCCCGTTGGATTGGGAAATTTGGAGGTTGTCGTTGAAAAGGGCGGCGGTGATGGTTCCACCGTTTCCTATGAGCAACTCCTTTCCGCAGGAACAGAGATAGGACGGATTACCATCGACGGAAACACTACTTACATCTATGCCCCCGAGGGTGGAGGTGGTGGCGGTGTTACTCCTGAAGATGTGGAGACGATGATTGATTCCGCCCTTACCGATTATGCTACAACTGCCGTTACTGAAACTAAATTAGATAAGCCAAATGCTTCAATTGGGGCTTTATCGAGGCCTATTTACTACAATAGAAACAGCGGGCTCACCGCGTGTAATACTACAACTTTAGCCAACAGCCGATGGAATGGCCTTGTTGGGGATCAAGGAGGCAATACTATGGTTGGCAGATACCTTGTCTTCCACTCCGCGCCGACTGATAATACTACAACCACTCAGTTCGGTAAGAATGCTTCCAAGGGTGGCTTTACTGTGTTCTATCCTACAACGGGAACCGATTATACCCTTACTACAAATCAACACTTTGTGGTGGACAGCGACGATATTGTCCATATAAAGAAAATAACACAGGCAGACTATGATGCCCTTGTTTCTGCGGGCACGGTGGATGAACACACACTTTACTTAATAGAAAATTAGTATGGTTCTCAATAATTTAGATGATGTTAAGGTTGGAAGCACCTCTATAGCAAAAGTATATAGGGGCTCCTCTCTTATATGGCAAGCAGGAACGCCTCCTACCCCTACGGAACCCGATTGGCTCACCATGACTATTTTGAGCGGGGGAACTATAATGTTCGGGCACCACGGCGGAAATCCCTATGGCGGCACTCCGCCTAACGATTTTTATGGCGCAATAGAATATAAGGTAAACGACGGCTCTTGGACAACGCTCTGCTCTTCCTCACAAACTAACTATTTTACTGTTCAGGCAAACGATGTAGTAAAACTTAGAGGCGATGCAAAAACAATTTCACAAGCCACTTCTTACGGTAGTTGTTATTACTCCTCGCCTGATGAGGATTGGGATGGCTATATGAACAATTTTAGCGGTTCTACCGCCTCTTTCAATCTTTCGGGAAATATTCTCTCTATGGAATACAGCAGCGGCTTCACAGGACAGACAGTTTCACATCTTGGTTGGGAAGGATATGGCTATTTGTTTACGAGTACAAATGTTATAGATGCAAGAGGTATGACGGCGAGCGGTTTAACTCAATATGGCGGTGCAGGCGCAGAAGGGTTATTCTCTGGATGCACAGGGCTCACTTTTGCCACGGCTGTTGGACGAAACGACTTTATGTTTGTAGGATGTTCAAACCTTTCTTACATTAAGTGCCTTGACGAGGGAACTTCTCTTGCTGCAAATGTGTGGGCACAAGGTGTTTCCCCTACAGGAACATTTGTTAAGTCGGCAAATGCAACTTGGGTAAGTGGTGTAAACGGTATTCCTACGGGATGGACTATAATAGATGAATAAAAAATTGAACTATGCTTTACGATATACTTGTTTTCAATAACAGCACAAAGAAAGATTACCTGTTCCAAGGGCAGGTAGATTATTCAGACAATAATCTCTACCACTCTTTCAAAAATCTTGATTTGTCGGCACTTCCAAGCGGCGAATATACTGTCTATACCATAAGAAATGAGTATAGTACAGCCGTGACTTGGGAGGTTAAGGACGTGCCCCTAAATTCAATTCTAACCTATGATGGGAAACAGTATCAACTGTCCGTTTTAATGCCTGAAATCAACCTCCTGAAAATAGGAACAGAGGCGACGAAGGACGATTCCGGCTATAGGGAAAAGGACACGGAATATACCTACCGAAAGAGGAAGTAATATTAAAGAAGAAATAATAAATTATAAAAGTTGAAGATGTATGATTTATAAGATTTCGGGTGAACAGCCCTTCCAAGTTTTAAGTGATTCTTTTTCAGTTAGCCCTTCCGAAAGCGGCTACAACCTTTATATTTCCGCCGACGGCGTGAATTATTCTCAATTCGCCACGGTAGCGGCAAATACTACCCGCCAATTCACGGGCATGAATAACGGCAATTATTATATCCTTAGCGGCAATACCTCAGAAGTTCAGGTGAATTGGAACAGAGACTGCGGCGGCGGTGGCGGCGGTGGTACTGCGGGTGTCTCCTCACTCAACGGGCAGACAGGTGCTCTTACCACGAAGACTGTTGGCGGACAATCCATTCTTGGCGAAGGCGATATTCCTATTAGCGGCGGTTCAGGCCCTACCGTTATCAATTTTGACAAAATGACGCAAGATGAAAGGGCTACTCTCTATTCTCAATTGTATGGGATGACGGGCTCAACGGAGTACCTAAATGAAAACTATGTTTTCTTCAAAACCTTCAGAGAAGGTGTCATACAATATAGATTACAATTGATTGATGCTGAATATTATGGTAGAATTATATTTGGCACAACAATTCAAAACCCCTTTGATGGTTCTCAAATATGGTTCCCGACTGTTTGGCTTACCAGCGACGGTAGTTTCGAGAAGGAGACGATTGATAGCACCAAGGGTGTTTCATTTGATTTCGACGAAACCAGAAATTGGATTGATAGTGAGAATGAGCAGCCGCTTGTTTTCAACAAAGCTACTTCTGCAATCACTATTGGAAATACAACAATAACTACCGGTAATACTTATAGTATGTCAGGCGATTTGGTATGGTTCACTACTTTAAGAGGTAATTGGGCCAAGAAATGGGTTGGGCTTGAACTCAAAGTTATTGACACCAATAACGAGGAGACACATTACTGCTATCCTACTACAAGTTGGAAGGAAATCACACCTATCACAGTTAACGGAATAACGTTTGACAAAGAACAATCTTTCTATTTCGGTAATGGAATAAAAATCACCCTTGATTTTAATGATGAGGCACAAATGACTAATGTCATATATTCCGAATAGTTTTAAAACCGCATAATTTAGGCGAATTTGAATAAATTTCACCACTACATATATAACTTTCTGTTCCCCTTGGATCCTCCGAGGGGATTTTTTTGCCCTGTATTCCTCTAAAAAATAACGTTATTGACTTTTACAAATAATTCTCACATTTTTTTAAAGGAATTTTTAATGTTTTTCACATTTTCCCCTCAATAAATATTAAAAGAGAAAGAAATTTTACAAATGGCTAATAAAAACGAAATACAGGTAAATTTATCGGTTATCGATATCGAGAAGAAATACACTTACGACCATGATGAGGTTATCTCGAACAGCAGAAACTATGTCTATTGGGGACGAGACAATAAATATCCTTCAATTTTAAAGAATTTGTACTATAATTCCGCCACTCTCGGCTCTATTATCAACGGAACCGTGGGTTATGTGCTCGGTGATGGCGTTATTGCGTCTGATGATGCCGCAAAATGGAAGGATAAAGTAAACAGAAGGGGTGATACACTCTATGATATCGTGAATTCGCTTGCCCTCGACTATATGATTTACAGGGGCTTTGCCATTCAGGTGATTTACAGCAAATTGGGAACTGTCGCCGAGATTTATGCCCTCGATTTCAACAAATGCCGCGTTGACGAGTATCACAAGAAGGTATATTTCAACAAAAAGGGATGGACTTCATATTCTACCAAGTATGAGGTATATGATGCCTTCGATGGCAAGTATGATGCAGAGCATCCAACACAGATTCTCTACTTTACCGACGGCAGCCGTGGCGTTTATCCTCATCCAAGGTGGGAAGGTGCTATTAAGGACGTTGAAACGGAGATAGAATGCACCAATTACTCCCTCAATTCAATAGGAAACGGACTTTCCGCCCGTTATATCCTGACTATGCCTTCATCTTCCAATCTAACAAAGGAACAAAAGGACTTAATTGAGAAGGGCATTAAGGAAAAATTTACAGGAACAGAGACTTCAAGCAACTTTATGGTTTATTTTGCCTCAGGAACCGAGGAACTCAAGGCAACTGCAATTACTGCAGATGAGCAAAATGAGAAATTTACCTCCATTAAGAAGGCAGCTCGCGAAAATATTTTCACATCTTTTGCCGCCGTGCCCGCTTTGTTCGGACTCATGACAGAATCGAAGGGTTTCAGCAAGGAGGAATTTGAAAGTGCTTACAAACTTTATTTCAACACCCAAGTAAAGCCCATACAGAAGAAAATCAACAACCAAATTAGCAAGGTTTTGGGTGTTAAGAACGCTGTGGTTTACCAACCTTTGATAATAAATTTCGGTGAATAATAGATATTAAAAGAAAAAGAAAATTATGAAGTATTATCTAATAGACGTTGACTCTGTCAAGGCTGCTTCCTTGGTAAACTATAACTGCGAGGATGAGGCTGTGAGCTATGCAATCCGTGAATCACAAGATGTTTATCTTCGAGAGATCCTTGGAACCGCCCTTCTTGATAAATGCATCGAACTTGCAAGTTCGGGAACCATAGATGAGGCAGAATATGTGCAATATGAGGAATTAGTCGATAAGTACATCTATCAGTACCTTGTTGCAAAAGCTCAGGAACAGTTGCTCATCCCAATATCCTTCAAAATTCGCAATATCGGTGTCTCACAGGACAGCGACACGAATGTTGTATCACAACAGATTGATACCGTGAATGAACTCAAATCATATTGGGCGACAATCAGCATAGACAGGGGTAACAGGCTCAAATGCTTCCTCCGTGAAAACAAGAGTGCTTTCCCCGAATTGGAAAACGCCTCCTGCACCTGTGGAGCCTGCAAGGAAGGGCCCAATCTCAAGCTCGAGACAAATTGCAACTTAAACATATAGGAGGATAATATAATGGGAAAAGTATTCAAGGAGGCGGTTACCGGAAATTGGACTTTTTGGATATGCCTTATCGTGGCAATATTCCTGCTCGTTGGCGGCGCACTCACCCCGCCCGCATTTGTGATTGACGCTTCGATTTTCAAGGCAACAGGATGGCTGTTCGCCTTTGCCGCCCTTGGTTCTTTTAGCCGTGCAGTAGATAAGGGGCTCGATGCCTCGATTAAGAAGGGAGATTTTACTTTTAACGTTGGAAAGAAAGAAGAAGAATAATTATGACTTATCAAGAATTGGCTACATATATAGGAAGAATTGCTATCAGCAGTAAAAGTTTCAATTTTGCTGCAGAGGGAGACGTTTATGATTTAAATGATAAGACTATAAAGGACTATCCTGCTCTGCTTATAAGCGGCACAGGCCCTCACACGGATACAGGGACGATGATGAGGTACAGGATTACCCTTTTCTATTTCGACAGACTCACTTCAGACGACAGCAATAGCACACAGATATACTCAACGGGAATTGAAGCCCTTAAAAACCTTATAAACGCCCTTCGGCATGATGAATACATATTGAGGGTTTCCGACGAAATCCAATATACACCTTTTAGCGGTGTTGAGGCACAGGTGCTCAGCGATAGATGCTGTGGTGTTTATGCTACCCTTGATATTACCGTTAAAAACAATACAAAGTGTTTCATAGCATAAATGGCTCAGGAATTTGCTAAATATTTCACCCTTGAAGAATTTCTCACCTCTTCAGTAGCCAAGCAGAAGAGCATACAGAACCTGCCCTCTTGGGAAGTCGTTCTCAGGCTTCAAAATTTGGCTCAGCTTCTCGACTGGCTCCGCGAGGATTGGGGCTCAGGAATAAGGATTACTTCAGGTTTTAGGAATGCCGCTCTCAACAAGGCTGTCGGCGGTGTTGCTACATCCTGTCATCAACTCGGCTATGCCGCGGATATTCAGCCCGTGAACGGCGATTTTGAAGGGTTCAAGAAGTTTGTGGTTGAATGGTTCAAGGACAAGCTGTTTGACGAGGTAATTATTGAGAAGAGCAAGAAGGATGAATGGATACACATTCAACAGTTTAGCCCCAAGGGTTTCCAAAGAAAGAAGATATTCTCTCTTTCCGCTTAAAGTATAAAAAATTGTCAATAAACGTCAAAAATTGACGATAATGTATAAAATATTAACATTTATATCAGCCATTTTAATCCTTGGATCTTGCTCTTGTTTCAAGCATATTGAAATGAATACCCTTTGTCAGATAATTTTCATTATTTGGGATAAAAGTCTCAGCATCAAAGTATAACATTTTTGACAAAAATCCTATTGCATTTGCGCAGCAAAATTTAAAGTGAGAAAAATTATAACATTTATATCGACAATTTTAGTCCTTGGATCCTGCTCTTGTTTCAAGCATATTCCAAGGGAAGAGGTGCATATCGTTATCAAGGATTCGACGGTAGTAAATATCAAGGATTCCACCGTTTTCCACCACAAAACCGTCAATAGGGACTATGCAGGGCTGCTCGATACCCTGAGGATAAAAGGCACTCACTCTTCTATGAAGGCTTATGCCGATACCTCAAAATTCACAATCAAAGGCGAGCTGACGGAAGAGCCTGTGAAGGAACAGTTCAAGGAGAAAATCGTTTATAGGGAACACAGGGATACACTATGGCGCGAAAAGAAAGTTCCCGTTGAGGTGATTAAGGAAAAGAAGGTACACTACAAGTATGAGAAATGGCTTTGGTTCATTTCTATGATAGCCCTTGTTTACTTCGGATACAAATTTTATCGGCTCATATTGCGATTCTCAGGGGTCGATATTCATTCATTATTGAGAAAATTTTAGATATAAAATATTAAAATTGGGCCATTAGTTCAGGGGTAGAACGTCTGCCTTGCAAGCAGAATATCCTCGGTTCGAATCCGAGATGTGTCCACTACTTTTCAAGTGCTGTTGATTTCGCTACCGACCGCTTGAAAGCCCCGCTGACGATGATTAGGCGGGGCAAATTTTTCCAAATTGAAGCCTGTTCTCAGGTAAAAATGTCGAATTATATAACGTTGTTATAACGGAGCATTTTTTCTTAAAATATGAATTAGAAAGGCATTTCAAAGCCTTCGTCTTTCTCCTTTGGCTTCTTCTCAACCAAGTTCAGTTTCTCAGCGAGCTCCTGCAACACCTCAATTGCATCAGACGGCTCATAGTCCTTTTTATTATTCCTTGAATATTCAAGTGCCTGCAGAGCGTCCATTATTGCCCGTTCGGCTTCATTCATGTCTTTGTAGTCTTTCATGTTGCAAGTATAGTCAATTATTTTCATTTTTCAAGGAAATGGAGCCCAAATTTTTCTCATAATTTACACCAAAAACAAGAAAATCGATTTAAAAGCCCTTAGCGGGCTCTTAACGGAAAAGATGAGTAATTTATCATCTTTATCCTATAACTTCAACAGCGGGCTTCCTGTGAGCCACAGCGGGCTGTTTTGGCTATTGTTCCAAACAAAGTTTGGAAGAGTGAGAGATTTGCGGCTTCTTTCCCGCAGAAAACCTGGAAGCTGCGGCTTATATTCCGCTAACAAAAATTATTATTTAACTTTTGCAAATTTATTTTAAAAAAATACTATCTTTGCCACAAATAAAAAAATAAAGTTATGGCAAAAGTAAAATTCAGTTCAATTGAAGAAGTTCGGGAATATGTAAAGATGCTTTCTATTCAGGATGTTATTGATGGTTATGTCAACCTGTTATGGGAAGCTGAATATTCAAAGTTTGAGCCAATAAAGATTACCGAAACTCAATTCCGTCAAATGTTCAAGATAGTCGGGCTCCGCAGCGACGGAGAAACCGAAAGGAGGGGAAGGCCTTCCAAGAACCGCTAAAAAAGCCCTCGCAATTTGCGGGGGCTTTATGTTCATCTTTGCAATCATTTCCTTAACCTGTTATATTCATCCTTGGCGACGAACACGGGAACCGTCTTGTATTGGTTTTCGTTGTTCATGTAGGTGTAGGTATCAACGAGGATGAACCTTCCTGCAAGTCGTTTTCCATCATAGTAAGTATCGATGGAGGAGATTATCTTCACAACGTCAAAACTCTCTGTCATAGCGAGTGCTGAACCTTTGTCGAAGGTTTGGAAGACTTTAAGGGTAAGATATGTGTCTGTCTTGCTTATGTCGCTCTTTGGAGTGCTGTAAGTGGTATAGGTAGGGGTAAAGACAGAGCAGGAGCCGAGCAGCAGGGTGCAGAGAAGGAGAAGGGCAAATTTCTTCATAATGTTGATATATATATGATTGCAAATATAGTTAAATTTTAGTATAAAGAGAAATCCGCCTCGCATCATCTCGACGAAAGGCGGAAACAAAACAAAATCAAATGTAATTAAAACTTATTTTTTTTTTAAAATTTTGAGAAAAATTTTACACTCCCCTACTTTTACCGCAGTATGGCGCGTTTTTTTTGGGAGCTCACCGCATCTCCCGACGAAGTGAGCCAAATGAATAAAAATTTAAATTTCCCTACTTTAACCGCAGTAGGGTGCGTTTAGTTCATACTTAATCAAGCAAGTCTAATAGGTAAGACACCGAATTCTCGACATAGTGGTAGCCATAATCGCGAGGATAAACCTCTACAAAGTTGAATACCCCAAATGTTTCGAAAAGGAAGTCACCGAAGTCGTCGGCGATAGTAGAGGACAAATTGCTGTCATGGACATCTTCAACGGTAGTATTCTCGTTAAAGTCATAGTGGTTTACTATATAGGCGGTAAACATTTCTGCAAGTTCGCCCGAAGAGTAGGGGTTATTCTTTGCCCCCTTGATAACGCTGAGGATTTCAGGGATCCTCTCATCAAATGTGATGTTAAATTTTGTCATTTTTATTAAATTTAATTGTTATACTTAAAACGGAATATCCTTGTTGTGAAATTTGACTACTACTTCGTCATAGCCCTGAGCCGAAAGAATCGAAGCCATCTCGTTGGCAACTGTTTCGGAATCGACGGCAATAGTACCAATCTCCTTACAATAGCCAAGGTTGCAGCGAATGTACTCAACCTTCCAGTAATCTTTTCCCTTTAAATCATAGGGGGTGAAACGCTTATTGTTCATATTCTTTAAAATTTAATTGTTAAACATTCTCATAGTTGAATACTGCGCCATTTGCGGTGGTTTTACCAAAGTTGTCCTGAATAATGTCAACGGTGTTGTTAAATACCTCCTGAGAAGTTGTCTCGGCGGAGTTATACTCCATTTCAATAATAACTTTAATTTTCTTCATTTTTTATTTTTATTTAATTGTTAATTTGTTTCTTACATCGGCAAATATAGTCCTTTATTTTTATTTTCCAAAAAATTTTTAAAAAAAAGCTCGTTATGATCATTTTTTAAAAAGTAAAAATCCCTGTCAAAAAAAATTGGCAGAGATTCATCAGAGTGTTTTTTATTTCAGCGTTTGTGATATTTCAAATATATAGATAATATCTTAGTATTCTCCGTTTTGAAGATAGTCCTCCAATTGGCACATGGTTTCTTCAGCGGGTATATGATCAAGAAAGCAGTAGAACTCAATAGTTGCTGCACCTGCAGCATAGTTGATAACGGTAAGGTACTTGCCCTTGAAATGGAGAATATCCCTAATCCCCGTGGTAAACGTCTTCTTGTCAGGTTTCTCACAATTGCGGCGATAATAGAAGATGAACATTCCTTCCTTGGTATATTTCGCTATCGGAGTTGCACCCGGTATTGCGCTGCTCGTCGCCCATTTCCAAATCTTATAGCCCTTTAACCCTTCATATGTTCCTGTCCATTTCATACAATATAAGAATACAGAAAAATATAATTATCTCTTGACTTCAAATTTTTTATTTTTATTCTTATCAAGGGGGAAGGGGGATAGATAGGATCCTTATAGGTCGTAGAGAACTTAGAGTATTTAAGTACTCTGAACTTAAAAGATAGAGTTTAAAATAAAAGAGAATTAAAAGAGAAAAGAAAAAAAGAGAAATGCAGTTTGAGAAAAGATATTCGTCCTTCGGACAAAAGATCATTTGAATAAATTTATTTTTGAATATTGCAAACTTCTCTTCAATTTTAAAAATTTTTTGTATTCTTATCAAAGAAGCGGTTGAGTAGGAGCCAACCTGAGTATTAAGAAGATTAAATTTCCCGCGAAGTGCTCCTACCACCAAGCGGGAAATGTTTTTATATTATGCAGCAATTAAAATTTAAGATTAAGGAAACGGAGAGTGCGTCGGTGGAGATAGTACCGTGTGCAGATGGAGTTGAAATTATCATCAACTATGGCTCCGAAACTCAAAAAAACTACGGCTCTTCCAACAATAAGCCGTTCAAATTTCACAACAATCAGGATATGAATAGCCGAGGGGAGGAAAAGTCCAACGCGGAGATTATAAAGGACTTCTGCAGCGAGAAGAAGACAGAGGAAGGAGTGGATTTGAAGCAGCTGAAGTCGTTCTTTGATTTCTACACGGCAAAGTCAGACGATTGGAAGGGACGGATGGATGCGGATAAATTATGGAAAAGATGGATGGAGACGGCAAAATGACAGACTTTGAGAAGAATTACCTAAAGGAAGCAATCTGCAACATGATAGACGAAGACAGAACCTACGGGCATATAGATACTATGGTGCTGAGGGAAAATACAGAGCCCCGAGGACTTTCATACTATGACTTCATTCACAGGACTTGGGAATTTAAACTAAACATAATAAGGACTAACGAATATGACTGATTTTGAAAAATTTCCTACACCGAAGGAATTAAAACAGGCAAAATTACGGGAAATGCTCAGACAATTGGAAGAAATATCCGATTATGACGACGATGAGTGTGAGCGTTTGGATCAAGAAACATTTTAAAGTAAAGGATATGAGAAAGTATTACATAAACGAAAGGTATGCCGATTCTCACAACGGCAACGCGATAGCAAGCACATACAGCACAGACGGATTAGATGCCGTTTACATTAGCGTTGAGGATGTTGTCAATTCCCTGCAGGCGGAGGCAAATGAAATAGCGGGTGATTTAATGGCGAAGGAACTGAATCCTTCCCCAGAGAACGAAATAGACAGGCGTTACAGTATCGGACGGTGGGATAAATTAAACGAACTCATAAATGTGCTCAAGGGAAATGGAAATTGATAAGGACATGAAATTTTTCACAAGGGAGATTATGTGGCGGAATAATGCTGTCTTTCCCCTTGGAGACTATAGTGAGAGTGAGGATATTCTATATTTAACGGAGAAAGGCAGGGCGGGAGTGATCAAGAAAGCAAGTATGAGGGGATGGCTTTGGCTGGTGGATAAATACCACATAAAATATTGGACTTACCTGAAAGATTTGCAATTTTTTTAGTATATTTATAATAGCCTTATATATAAATAGATTTTGCTTGGTGCTCCCCTGTGGTTTTATTTAACTTTCCGCAGGGGGTTCCTTTTTTTTTAAAAAATTGGAAAATAATTTTTTATTCCCTATATTTGCAAATGTAAAAAAGAAAGTAAATTTATTAAAAATTAAAATTTAGTGTATATGAAAAAAATTTTTGCTTTAATCGCAGTCGCTGTTCTCAGCATTTCGGCTCTCGCAGCCCGTCCTACCATTCTTAATGACTTGTGCAATCACGCAAGCATAGAAAGGATTACCGAACTTTGCCACTCCTATAACAGTCTCATAACAAAGTCCGAGACAGAGGAAGAGGCATCTATCAGGGCAATTTATAGCAAGTATGCCCTTGAAACCCTACAGCAGATAGGCGCAGTCTATATGAAAATTGACTATCCTACCGACGAAATGGCTATGCCGCTGTTCAATATCGGCTTTGATATCGTTACCCTCTATAACGACGTGGTACGGAAGATTGCCCGCGGAGAAAAACTCACCGAAAATGATTTCTATAAGGTACTCGTCTGTGAAAAGGATATAAAGGATAATGAAACCCGACTATAAATTTTAATTTCTAATGGCTAAACAGTCAGGCATATACTTGTGGTATTGCATACCCGAAAAGAAAGTGTATATAGGGAGAGCGGTGGATTTAAACCGTCGCTTCTCCCAATTTATCAATTTCAGCCAACATTATTCAACCAAGGCAGAAAATTTACAGGGAGTAGATGCAGCACGGAAGAAATACCCCCAAGATAAATTTTGGAAATATGTAGTCCTTAAGGAATGCCCCAAAGATGAACTCAATAAGTATGAGCAATTATATATACTCCTCTATCATTCCAACGATCCAAGGTATGGCTATAACCTTACCAAAGGAGGAACCACAGGAACAAACGGCTACCACCATAATAAGGAAACCAAGGCTTTAATCGCCGAAAAACAAACCGAAGCAGCAAAAAGAACCCCCGAACACATAAGAAAGGAACGTGCTGTATATGCCTCCTCCTTTGTCGACAGGAATAACCCCGTGTATAGGAAAAATTTAAGCGAAGCCCTTATGGGACATATAGAAACCCCCGAGACAAAAGCAAAAATAAGAGCATCCCAAGAAAAGAACATGAAATCCGTCCTTAAATTAGATGTAAATTTAAATTTAGTGGATAAATACCCCTCTATAAAGGACGCATCAAGAAGCATTATGAGAGAAAATTCCTATAAGGAAGAATTAAGATGCTACGCAGCAGTAAAAAATGTCCTCAACCCCAAAAATGCCGCAAAAACCGCACGGGGATTTAAATTTGCCTATGCATAGATATAATACATCTACTATTTGGATAAATGGTATAAAAAGACTATCTTTGTGACTGTTGACGGATAGTGGAAGTTGAAAATATTGAATTCAGATTGTTTATGCTTGCTTTTGCTTGCTATGGGTTCGAGTCCCTTCCGCACCGCTTAAAAGCAAAGAAGCAAGCCCTAAGCAATATAAGCTGGGGCTTTCTTCATATAATCTCTTCAATAATTGCGACCAACACTCCGTCAATACAGAATTAAGTCACATTTTTAAACTTAAAACAGTATGCGACAGAGTTTTAACTTAAATTTTTATTGCAGGGCTTCAAAGTCTCAAAAGAACGGCTACGCACCCCTTGAACTATCTATCAATATCAACGGGGAAAGAAAATTTGTACAATTACCCTATAAGTGCCTCCCAAGCGACTTTAACCGCAAAAGACAACCTAAGGAACTTATCGACTACCAAGCCTCGATGAGAAAACGGGTAAATGAAATCCTGAATGAAATGATTTCAGAACAAGTGCCCCTCACTACACAAAATTTGAAAGAATACCTCAAGAACGGAGGCTATAAATCCTATACAGTAGAAAATTTATTCGATGAGTATATAACCATATTGGATAAAAGGATGGGCAGCACCATAACAAAATCGGTGCTCCTTAAATATATATTGGTAAGAGATTTGTTCTATACCGTTATAGACAAAAACTCCGAATGCACCGCAATAACCCCCTCACACGTCCAAAACTTCAAGATTATCTGCGAATCTAAGTATAAGGAATCGACGACAGCAGGATACCTCACCAAACTCAAGACAGTCCTCACCTTCGGAAAGGATAACGGCAAACTCAAAACAAATCCGTTCGTCGGCATTAAAATAACAAAAGGTAATAAGGATATTACCTACCTCACAGAAAAGGAACTCAATATCCTTGAAAATGCAGAGTTCAATAACGATTCCCTCAATAACGTCCGCGACTGCTTCCTCTTCGAATGCTACTCGGGTATATCCTATGCAGACTTGAAACAAATTAAACCCCAAGACTTTAAATACCAAAACGGAGTATGGTATATTCAGGGTGTTAGACAAAAAACAGGTAAAGAATATACCGCCGTGCTTCTGCCTAATTTCGTCAACCTGATTGAAGCTGAAGAGAAGGATTGCCCCGAAAAAGATGAGAATTGTCATGAAAAGAATGAAAAGAATTGCTCCAAAAAGAATGAAGATAAAAATGAAGATAAAAATTGTTGGGAGGAGGGGAAACCCCTGATAATCAAGAACTTACGTTTTAAAATGATTACAAATCAAAAGGAGAATGCTTACCTGCACGCAATTGAGCAAATATTGGGTTTCCCCCGTCCGTTGACAACACATTTGGCACGCCACACTTATGCGACTTTGCTTGCGAACAAATATAAATGTCGAATGGAAGTTGTTGCGAGTGCGCTTGGTGACAGTTTGAAAATTACCACGAAGCATTATGCAAAATTTTTGTCCGAAACAACAATTCAAGAAATTGGGAAAAATATCAAGAGTGTTGGGTGATAAAAAATAAAAGCCTGAAAGGGATTCGAACCTAAACTTTCCCATGAGAACAAAGCCCCTGCTAATCAACAAGTTAGCGGGGGTTTCCCATTTCATAGAGTTTGCGACGGTCACAAATAATGCACTTTAGTTTACTTTTTTTGCCCTGACGATATATTTATCAAAAGGGGCAATATTCCTTAACAAAGGGCTTCCCCTTACTTCTGCAAATTTTTTTTGCAATAAAATCCAAAAAATATTAAACAATATGACGAACGAGGAAGTTAGCAATTTAACGATTGACGAAATCAGGGATATTCCGTGGACGACGATAAGTGCTATGACGGCATGGCAGAGGGAAATCCTTGGCAGAAATATCTATGACGCGGTGTGCACAATTCCCCACGATTTTACCACGGGCATTTATGACAAATGGGATGCGAGTGCCACGGGAAAAACACATTCCTACAACCTTGAAATTAAATTTAGGTGGCTTACCCCTGACAAGAAGAGCAGGTATGATAACGAGGGTTATTGGCTGGAAAGGACGAAGTATAAAGCCTTGTTGGAAGAATATAAGAAGACGGGGAGCATCCCTTGCTACATCACCTACATAAAGGGCGGCACGGGCTATCTGTGGAACCTCCTTGATTTAAATCCCAAGTGGGAGTGGAGGGAAGCCACGGCAAAGTCCTCAGACGGCGAATATGGGAAGGAAAAGAAACCGAAGTTGGTATGCTATCCCCTACCCAAAGAAGGAAGAGAGTTTAGTTGGTAAAATGGACAGGGATGAGATAATAAAGAGCATAGACGAGAGCGGGCTCCTTATCACTTGCGTTGACTACCAACTGAAGAAGCAGCCGCAGCATTATGGGAACAGGGATGACATCATACAGGATGCTTGGCTTTGGTTGCTTACCTATGATTTGGACAAGCTGTGGGATGCCTACACAAACAAGCATTTGAACGCTATGATTACCCGCTACTTGCAGAACCAAATCTTCAGCAAGACGAGTGATTACTGGCGCAGATACATAAGATTCGACACAATAACGGAGGGAATGGAAAATGCCAAAGGGTTATAAGGCGCAATTCGATTTCAGCAAATACAAGGACGTGGAGGCGGATTACCTTACCGCTAGCATTTGGTGTGAGGAGCCCGAGTGCATGGAGGACAGCAGGTATGCGTTGATAAACAGCATCAAGGGGCTCACATTACCCGAGCGGAGGATACTGCTCACCTATGCCGAGTGCGGTACCTATGCCGAGACTGCAAGGCTATTCAACGTCAACGCGAAGACTGTCAAGAACTACATCACGGCTTTAAGAAAGAAAATAATAGATGAAATAAACTCTTCTATATGATATTAACAAATTTATTTCTCATCGCATTCATAGCGGTGTTCATCATAGACTATTCGGGCTTTATCGATGAAATGGGGAAGATGCTCACAAAGGTATTGGCAAGCAAGGTTCCCCTTCATATCCCAAAGCCTTTCAGTTGTTCTTTATGCACGACATTTTGGGTAGGACTCATTTATCTCCTATGTATAGGGAAACTTACCATATTCACCTTGGCTTTGCTTGGCATCGTGTGCATACTGACACCGGAGATTCTTTCCATAATTTATTTTGGGAAGGACATCATCAACAAAGTGTTCGAATATCTTGAAACGCTTTTACACATTTTTGAATAATTAAAACAAGTATAAATTATGAAAAACGAAATTTATTTACAACTGCTTCCAATAGAGCGTCAGCTTTTATCAGCTATTAAGTCAAATTATGCACGTCTTTCCGCGAAGGAATTTGAGGCGTTCTGCAACACATACAAGGAGGCATATGGAGTGGAGCTTACCAAGAGTGAGAGGAACTGCAACGCCTGCCGTTTAAGGGTGTTGAAGAAGGTAGGTACTGACTACTTCCAATATCAGGAGTGGTATAAGGGGAGATGGGGACGCAAGCCCGAAGAGCCGAAGGAGGAGACAATTTCCCAAGAAATTTCAAATCCCAATCCTGTGGAGCCGCAGGTAGAGAACGCGGACAGTTCCAAGGGGAACGCGGACAGTTCAGTAGCGAACGTGGACAGTTCCAAGGAGGTGGAAGAAAATGCCTAAAGGTAAGAGGGGCGGGAGCAACGCCCATGAAGGGGAAATTTCAATAAAAAAGGAAAGAGCCCATCTCAGTCCTCTTGGGCAGAGCAAGGAGATTGCCCCCGTGGGGGAGGCGTTCAAGGTAACGCCTGCCACGGAGCTCCGTGTTATTGAGGTAGCGAGGATGATATGTGAGGGGAAATCCAAGCAGAGTTGCCTCGAATATGTGCAGAATGCTCAGGGTTGCGGGTTGCAGCAGGCGAAGTACTATTATCAAGCTGCGATAAATTGGCTAATCCCTACTGATATGGACGAATACAAGAAGGGGTTGTTGCAGGCGAACATAGAGAGGTTGGAGAAGATAATAGAGGAAGGGATAGACAGGAGGACTGATGGCAGGAGGGGTGCGGATTATCTGCGGACTGCGAAGGATGCTATTGCGGAGTTAAACAAGATGCTGGGTGTCGGTTCTAACAGGATACAGATAGCACAGACGAAGGAAGGCGAGCAGATGGTTCAAATTGAGTTCAATTAAAATTTATGGTAATAAAATTTCCAAAATTAACTTCATATCAGCAGGCGACATATGATTGGTTGGGGGATCCATTCCAAAGTGGGAAGATAGCTGTTATAAAGAGTCCACGTCAGAGGGGTAAGACTGCCTTCTGCGGTGTAGAGTTAATCTCTATGGCGTTGAAGCACGCGGGGAGTGCGTCTTATGTATTTGAGCCGACGTTATCCCTTGCGAGGAAGGTATTCAAGAGTATTGAAAAGAGTCTTATCCCTACGGGAATGCTTGTGATAGACAATTCCCAACTTCTTGAACTCGGGCTTTCGAACGGTTCGACTATCAGTTTTCGTTCAACGGAGCAGACGAGCCGAGGACTTACCGTTACGGGTTTGTTGGTGCTCGACGAGTGTGCTTATTTGGACGAGGAGGTTATATATGAGTTGCTTCCTCTTGTAAACGCGCACAAGGCTCCTATTCTCATTACCTCAACGCCTTTCATCAAGGACGGGTATTATTGGAATATGTGGAGTCTCGGTTTGACGGATAAGAACAAATCTGTCAAATCGTTTGATTGGAACGGCTACCCTGATAGTGAACGCTTCATTACCGAGGAGCAGAAAGCCCTTTACAGGGCGACGATGAGCCCGCAGAAATACAGGACTGAGATTGACGGAGAATTCCTTGAGGACGGAGGGCTGCTGTTTACAGGGTTCGATGCGTGTGTATTGGACTATCCTGCGGAACTCGAGGAGTTATTTATCGGTATTGACTTCGCAACGGGCAAGGGCGGCGACTATACTGTCCTGTCGGCGCTCAATAAATATGGGAAACAGGCGATACTTGAGAGGACGAACAACCTGCGTCCTACGGCTCAGGTGGATTGGCTTGCCGATATCATAAACTCTCTGAGTGGAAGGGCTGTGATAAGGGCTATTCAGGCAGAAATAAATTCAATAGGCGACGTGTATGTGGATTTCCTTCGGAAGAAGGTGTCTTATCCTATTACGGAGTGGAACACGTCGAATGAAAGTAAGCGGAAAATCATAACGCAGTTGCAACTTGCCTTTGAACAGGGGAAGATTGGGATTATCGGCGACTATGCTCAGTTGAATGAGTTGAGGAAGTATGAGATGCAGGTGAATGCGAAGACGAAAACCGTTACATACAACGGAGCGGCGGGAAGCCATGACGACACGGTGATGGCACTTGCCTTTGCATATGATGCATATTTAGGGGGTGGAGGAACCCTCGGGGAAATAGTATTTATCTAATATTAAAAGTAAAATTTTATCAATATGAATTGGAAAGATATAACTATTGAGAAGTATGACAGGATTGCTGCGTTGCAGAAGGAGGACAAGAATGAGATAGATTTGATTGCGGCGGTTATTGCGGTGCTTGACGACACAACCGTGGAGAAGGTGGAGCAATTGCCTTATTCGGTTCTTTTGCTGAAGGCGAAAAATTTAAGGTTCCTTCAAAGAAATCCTATTGCTTCTATTGTCCATAAGTCCTATGAGCTGGACGGGAGGAAATATATTCCGACGCTTAACCCTGCGGAACTGACGACTGCTCAGTATATCGATTTCCAAGTCAGGGCTGCGGATGCACCCGAGGATTTGGCGGGGTTGCTCAGCGTCCTGCTTATTCCTGAAGGGCATAAGTATAATGAAGGGTATTCGGGCGACGATGTGAGGGAAATTATATACAAGCATCTTCCAATCGAGGACGCTATGGGGCTGTCCGCTTTTTTTTTCATCTTGTGGAAGAAGTCAATCTCACGACTTCTTCGGGAGAACAGAAAGCAGTACCGCAAGTTGGCAAGGAAGAAGGACAGGACGAAGGAGGAGACGGCTCTTCTGCAGGCAATAGGAAATCTGATAGAGACGATAAAGCAGGCTCAAAGCTACTTATAGGGTTGCTTGAGTGCGTCGATGCGGTGCATCAACTTACAGGGCTTAATTGGGAGGAAATTTATCGCATAGCTGCGGTGGATTTCCTTGCTTATATAAATTTTTGGAATTACAAGCAACGCAAGGAGCAGAAAGCTATAGACGATTTCAAGAGAAAGAACAAAATTAAATAATGGAAGGACTTGACATTACTTGGACACATTTGACTGCGGTGTTGGAAAACTTCGCGGAGTATTTCCGGAACAAATTGCAGGAAAACCTGATGAGGGACGGCAGCAACGCCTCGGGAAATTTGGTTAACTCCATAAAGACGGAAATTAAAATCGGGGAAGACACCTATGAAGTTGGTGTATGGCTTGCCGATTACTGGTACTATGTCAATAACGGACGTGGGCCCACGAAAGCGGGCGGGGACGGCGAATTGCAGAAGAAAATCGAGGAATGGATAAGGGTTAAGAAAATAGTTCCCCACGTCGGGGTGATAAAGACAGGAAAACAGGCGGGAAAGCAGTATCTTCCTACTATCAAGCAGCTCGCATTCCTGATTGCACGCAAGATCCACCGAGAAGGATACAAGGGAACGCATTTCTTTGACAGGGCTAAGGCTGATTCTATTGAATATTTTCAGCAGTCTATCGATTTGGCTATAAGGGAAGATGTGGAAAGTTGGGTTTTCTCTCAAGTGGACGCATTAAAAACCATCTTCAACTAATATTAAATGTAAAATTTAATAATATGATAACATCACCTATTTACAAGGATACCATTTACACCTATTCGGGCTCTTCACTTGAATATTCGATTGAACTCAACGGGACAACGATATTCAGGGGCAAGGCATATGCCGCACCCGGTGAAGATGAAATCAAGATAAACATCAACCGAATCTGTGAAAATTACCTCGACAACTATGATATTGAACCCGTTTTCGCGGGTGGTGGCGGTACTGCATGGAACGCATTCCGCA